TGCCGGAGGGTACACGGCCCGGAACGCGGATAGCTTCCAGGGTGATCACGAAGAAAATCTTTTGATCATCTTTGAAGAGGCGACCGGCATCCATGAACAATTCTGGACGGCCGCAGACGGCATGCTGTCATCCGGCGCCGGCAATCGTTGGTTGGCAATTATGAACCCAACGGACACCACTTCATACGCATATCAGGAATTCCTTTCAGGTACCTGGCGGACGATTCAAATCTCCGCATTCGATCACCCAAATATTGAGGCTGAGCTTTGGGGCCGGCCGAAACCATACCCCAAAGCGATATCACTTTCCTGGCTCAACCAAAGGCTTGATCAGTGGTGTGTAAAACTCGGCAAGGATGATGAGATCAAGCCGGAGCTCGATTTCGTTTGGCCCCCGGCCGATTACTGTCTGACCAAGGGAATCCCGCTGACTTGGTACCGCCCCGACGCCCGTTTCGAGGGCCGTGTCATGGGGCGCTGGCCTTCGTCGGCGTCTGACTCAATCTGGTCTGACGGCCTGTTTCGCCTGGCGTGTCTGGCGAAGGAAGATTTATTACGGGATTCCGTCAATAGAATTGTGCAAATTGGTTGCGACGTCGCCCGGTTCGGAGACGATGAAACCTCGATCCACGTAAGGCAAGGCGGAATCTCGATCTACCATGAATCTTATCAGGGGAGAGATACGAAGTTTACAACCGGCCGGCTCAAAGAGCTCTGTATTAAATATTCCCCCCTCTGCAATTTAGAACCCTTCCAGATTCCCGTACTAATTGATGATTCCGGCGTCGGCGGGGGAGTTGTTGATCAGAAGGGCTATTACCATTTCATCGGCATAGGAGCCGGGACAAAAGCGCTTGATGAAGAGAAGTATGAAAAACGCCGCTCAGAGCTCTGGTTTACGGCCGCAGAGCGTTGCCGGGAAAATAGGCTTGATCTGTCTTTACTGGATTCCGTATCACGTGATAAATTGCGAAAGCAGTTGATGTCGCCTATTTGGAAACTTGATGGACACGGCCGACGCGTGGTTGAGCCCAAAGAGAACACCAAAAAGCGTTTGAAAAGATCACCAGATGATGCGGACGCCTTTAATCTTGCCTATGCCGGCTTTGTGACCGGCCCTATGATTCTGATTGGCGGCGACCGTGAAAAACAATTGAGGCCAGAATGAACGAAAACACAGACGAAAAGTTACCGCGCAGAGAATGCTCATCCTTTCCTTTCCTGGGCCGGCCGGCGATGTTTGAAGAGATACCCCGGCCGGAGCGAATCGAGTCTTTGCCTCCCTTCCCTTTTTCTTTCACCAACAAATGCGAGGCCCTGAGCGGGCCAATGGATAATTTCGAACGCCAGCCGGCCTACACGATCCCAAACCCGCCGCCAGGCCCTGAGCATGCCGGCTTCATTTGCAAAGCCTGCTCAGGTTCGAAGGGCGTCGACGAACCATTTTGCCATTCCTGTTTCTATTCGCTTCTCCCGGGGATGCGCAATCAGCTCCGGCAGCCGGTAGGGAATTGGGGCCGGGCCTTCTATGAGGCCAAGCGGTATCTGGCCGGCAAACACAAGCTGACTTTTATGAGCGAAAAACAAAGGATTGAAGTGACGGGAATACCTCAGATCTTTGGGGCCATCATAATGAGCGACGGCCGTTGTCTGACCTCAGAGGCTCCCTTCTTTCATCTATCGAGAGAGTACAAGCTCATGACAACGGTAGATACGCGGGGCTTTATTGATTGCCTGATCGCGTTCTATCCTGACAAAGGTTTTTACATTATCTTTCGTGACGGCGCCGCATTGGCTGAGCCGGTCAGGGTTCACTTTGCCGGCAACTCAGTTAAATCGTGATACCATCACGACAGGGGCCGGCTTGAGCCAAGACGGGCCGGCCAAATCTAAACCTTCCAATTCTGAGGAGAACAGTTTTATGGCAGATGATAAGACAGAAACGCCGGTACCTGCGGCCGTAGCCACGGCCCCGGCCGTAGTACAGGCCCCCAAAGCCCAGGCCAAACCGGCCCCTAAGACATTCGCCGACTCGATTCCGGCCGGCGTAATTTCGTCATTGACCGGAGCAACCAAATTGAACGCCGACCAGGTCAAAGAGGCAATCAATGCCCTCAAGCTTGGCCCGGCCGCCAGTGACGAACAGGTTGCGGTTGGCAATGAGCTCTTTTTGATTTACGGCCCGGCTGTGAAATATGGCGACGGCGCGTTTTTCCCAGGAGCCTTTGATGTGAATCCAGCGAAGGCGGCCGCGGCCTCGGAGGGAGGTGATAAGAAGAAATAAACAGAGAATCTCTACTTTCGCTACAGGGTTGCCGGTCGCGGTTGGGAAGACTGCGGCCGGCTCAAATTTTCTCACCTATGCCTTTCGAACAAAAAGACCACAATCCGGATCTCCCACAACTCGCCCTTCATTGCCATCATTGCAATCAGTTTTTGGGAACGATAATCATCCTCCAATGCAAACTCAGGCTCTCTAATGGCCTGGCCCTGAGGTACCCTTTCACAATTCAATGTACGTGTGGACGGAACGTCAAGTGGCGACTCGAAAAATCGGAAACCTTGGCGGCCGGCTTGACAAACGGATCTCAGCCCACGTAAATTGCGCAAAGTTTAACCTTGCGGGCCTTACAGCTTCGTATCTTCTAATACTCTCACGTGCGAAGCACCATGCCGATAGCAGACCGCATCACAGAAGACACAGAGCAACCTGGCCTGAATCTAGTGCGCGCGGACGCGACGAGGGAGTACGTTTCTGTTGACAACGGAGCTCGATCAGTCCGGCCGGCCGTAGTTCCCACCCATTCTGACCTCTGCACAAACCTGCCAACTGCGACGATTGAGATGATGCAAACTGACCCGGTTGTATCGTCTAATCTTCAACTCCTCAAAGAGCTTGTTTTAGCGGATGGGTTGCAAATCATCCCAAGGGTTGTTGATGAGGATATGCAGGCCCCGGACAGTGTGACGGCCGCAGAATACGCGGCCTTTATCAGCCGTTGCATGGATGACTATCTGGAAGGGGGCTCGATCAGAGAGCTCTGTGAGGGGCTACTTGACGCAATCCCCTACGGAAACAAAGTTGCTGAGCATACGATGCAACGGATCGACGCCGGCCCCGACGCCGGCAAGCTTGTGAGCCGATACCTAAAGCTAAAAGACTCCTCATCCATCTACTTCTTGATCGACGCGTATTGGAATATCCTGGGGATTCAGCCGGCGTACGGCCCGGACACAACCAGGGGCCTGAAACTCGACGCCAATGACCGGCCGGTTCTCCCTCGATCAAAATTTATAATTCTCACAGTCACAAAGAAAAATGAGGATATCCGCGGCCGGCAGGGTTTCCGCTCGATCTTCGCGTCATGGAAATTCAAGCAAGAACTTTGGCCGATACTCCAAAAGTTTCTCAAGATCTGCGCAATCCCCGGCTTGATTGGCGAGGTTGCGCCCAATACCGTCGTTGAGGTTGCAAAGAACGCGGACGGTACCGTCAAGAAAGTGAACGGTGAGCCGGTCATACAAAACCCGACCGATGTAATGATGGCGGCCCTACTGTCATTCGGGAACGGCTCAGCCATGGCCATCCAAAACGGGGCCAAGGTCACAACCGTCGAACAAGAATCAGACGGCGCTTTATTTGATAAAGTTTTCGAACTGGTCAACAAGGAAATCACCGTTGGACAGCTCCGGACAACGAGAGCGACAACGGAGGCTGAGCATGGCTCAAAGGCAGACTCAACCACTTCCCTCTCACTCCTCACAACTTATGTTTGGTTTCTCAAACAACGGCTCTGCGATGCCTTGGTGCGCGATTACATCCGGCCGTTGATGCTGTTCAATTTCGGCCCTGAATCTTTGCGCCTGGCTCCGGCCGTTGCGATGGGCGAAACGGATAGATATGACTGGGCGAAGGACGCCGCGTCGATTGCGGCTCTGGCTGTCTATTTATCTGACTCGCAGTTTGACGCCTTATGCCTGGCGGCCGGCATCGAGCCCCCTCTACCAGGTGAAGACAGGCCGGCCCGTGGGATCCAGCCCGGATTGGAGGACGCCCCCGGCGCCGACAAAAAGAAGAAAGAGGCGGCCATGAAAGAATGGCTTGAAGGCCGTCAGAGATTGGTCAAGAAAGTTACCGCCCGTGATGTTTTCAAAAGGGAAACAATGCAGGTGCGAATGAGGGCCTTGTGAGCCCGAAGGAAACCGCGGCTTCTCTTGGCTTCCGCGGTCAAAACGCCCGGGGTAATCCTGCCGGGGTACCCCGGGCTTTTTAGAGGAAAACGATGAAGACTACCGCAATTCTCAGAGCTATGTTTTCGGCGCGTTGGGCCATCACCCAAGAGGCCCTGACGGTTATGGCCGCAATAGCCTCGAGAGATACGCCGGCGTGGCTGCAAGGCGAGGTAGAGGCCCTGTCAGCCCGGCCCGGCCGGCGTCTGGAAGGCGGAATGGCCACGGTGATCAGAGGCCAGGTCGGAGTTATTGAAATTGCCGGCCCAATCTTTCCCAAAGCCACTATGTTTTCCGAGATCTCCGGCGCCGCAAGCCTGCAGGATATGGCGCATGAGCTGACAGCCCTTGTCGAAAACCCCTCGATCAAGGGAATCGTCCTCAACATCGACAGCCCCGGGGGTACCGTCTCCGGGACAAATGAATTTGCTCTGATGATCAAAGAGGCGATCAAGCGGAAACCCGTATGGGCCTACGTCAGCAACCTTGGAGCCTCCGCGGCCTATTGGATTGCCTCCGCGGCTGAGTCGATCACTCTTGAGCGTACGGCCTCGGTGGGATCAATTGGAATTATCCTCACGGCGTATAAAGACGACGAAGAGGACACGGTGAGATTTGTTTCGTCCGTCAGCCCCCGCAAGTTGTCCGACCCTGAAAGCGATCAGGGCCGGGCAGACTTGCAGGCTCACGTTGATGAGCTCGGTCAGATTTTCGTCAACGCGATTGCAGAGAACAGAGGTATCAAGGAAAAAGCAATTCTTGAACTTGGAGGCAGAACCATCATCGGGGTTTCCGCCGTCAAGGCCGGCTTTGCCGATTCGGTTGGTACACTGGAATCCGTAATAGCAACCCTTCAAGCGCAGATTTCCCGCGGAGCTTTCGAGAGCCGCGGAGCTTTAGCAGAGGAGCAACCCATGAAGTTTGGCGATACGAAAGCGGGCAAATACATCGCATCTCTCTTGAATAAAGAGAGCTCTGAGGCGTTGGCCGCCAAACCTCCGGAGGGGCTCAGCGATGAGGAGAGTGCAACCATCGAACAGATGCGCACAAGCCTCAGGGCCGAAACCCTTAAGAGGTTCGATACTGAGGCCGCGGCGTTTGTTGCCGGCCTTTTCGCAAATAACAAAATCTTTCCGTTTGAGGCCAAGGCCCTGACGGCGGATTACCTCCAAGCCGCTATCGATGATTTCGATCATCCTTTATCCGAAGGCACACGTGTACAGCGGCTGAAAACCCGTTGTGATTCGCTAAAGGCTCACAAACTGACCGATGAGTTGGTACCTGAGCCGGCCAGTACCAGGACCATTCCCGGGAACGCGGGCGATGATCCTGAGAAGGCTCAATTTGACGACGAATACCAGGCCACGCTTGCGTGGGCCAAGAAATACGGCCGGGGCTCAGCCCGACCCGCGGAGGTTAAATAATTATGCCGAGTTATGGACCGAAAACCTTGACCCTGAAAACTTCCAACGGCCTGAGAGTATCCGCGGACGGGCAACCCGAATGGCACTCTGTAGGCATCACAATTGATTGGGCGACCGTTGTTGCCGTCTCTGGATCCCCTGTCACTCTCAAAGACGGAATCATAATTCCTATCGGAGAAAAATATCTGCGGTACGGCCAGGTTCTGACCCGCATTACCTCCGGAGGAAAGTGGGGGCCTTATGATCCGGCCGCCGCTGATGGCCGCGAGGTTCTCACCCGGGGGGCCGTCGTGCTTCTCGATCAGACCGTACTTGAAAAGGGAATGATTGCCGGCCTGTCGAACTCTCCGGCGTCAGATCACCCGGGAGTGATTGAGGGAGGAATGGTCTGGTTTGACCGGATCCTACAATCCGGCGTTGCCGCTCATACTCTGGCTTTGGGGCCGACCAAGGTTGAGTTTCTGGCGGCCTTTCCTCGCATCCTCATCAAGGAAACCGAATAGTACGGATTCCAGATGAGTCAACCCCGGCGCAAATCAACATTTTCTTTTTGAGGTGAAACCAATGGTTGGTAACGAAGTCTTTAACGTAGTCCGAGTGTCCAAGATCTTCCGGGCTCTCCAAGACGCGCGCGACCTCCCCGGAGAACTCTTATTTCTTGGCCGGACGGCTTCCGTTCCTGCCGTTGATGAAGAGATCATGGGCCGGTTCGTGGGGCGTGTGCAGATTGCCGACATCATCGCTGATGATGAGCGTGCAAATATTTACCAGACTGGGAAATTCGCGTTTGAAAGCGTGCAAATCCCTAATCTGAAACATGGCGTTGGGCTCACACAGGCAATGCTCAATCAGCTCTCATCCCTCGACGCCTCCGCGGTCACTGATGAGGATGGAATTTTCCGAAACTGGGAACGGCGGACCCTCGACAGCCTTTTGACTGGCGTGCGCCAACGCGAAGAGGCAATCATCATGGGGATGTTGCTCGATTCTTTCAGCTATGACCGGCTTGGAATCAAGATGAGCAACGTTTCGTGGGGGATGCCGTCAGATCTGAAAGTGACGGCCTCGCCGACCTGGGATACGCCTCTTACGGCTCACCCGGTCGACGACATTCTCAACCTGAAACGCCTGGCCCAGGTTCGCTATGGTCAGATCTTCAACCGGATGACTATGAGCTTGGCCGCATTCACTTACATGATTGCAACCACCCAGTTTCAGACGTACATCAAGAACCTCGGCATTTTCGGCAACAACTTTACTGAGGCGTTGGTACCCCAGGCCAATACTCAGTTGATGCAAAAACTCGCCGCTCAGATTCTGGGCCTCGATGTCATTGAGTTTTATGACAGCCGGTACTGGTCGCAGGCCCCGAATGGAGACACGACGTCGGCGCCGTTCCTGCCGATCACGAAGGTGCTTTTCACAAACACGGCTGAGGATAACAACTCAAACGTGCGAGATTGGGCGAACGGGGTTGTCACTGAGTCCATCGTACAGGGCTTGGTACCCAATTCCGTCAACGGCAACTTTTCCGGCCCAACGCGCGGCCCTGTCGCCTATGTTACGGCGGCCTCAGCGAACCTCAACCCCCCGGGAGTGACTTATTGGTCAGTGGCCCGCGGCTTCTCCCGCAAACACCGCGTCGAATCATCGGCGGTGATCACTGCCGGGGCATTTACCGACCCGATCCCGGTATCGGATCCGTTCTAGGAATCGTCAGGGGCCTTTCTGCAGTCCCATCGTGACTATATATAAGGGTGAAAGGCCCACCAACGAGCCGGCCTCCGGAATGAGGCCGGCTCAATCATCAACTTCGAATCTAGGAGCAATATGGCAAGCCAAGAGAAAAACCAACAATCCCAGGGGCCGGCAGGCCCTGACAAAAAGACGGAAGATCCGGGCTCAGGCTCCGGCGCTGAGCCGGCCCCCTTGGAATTCAGCCCGACCGGCCTATACATCAAAGACCGAAAGGGGAAAGAGAGACCGCTCATGCACTCAGTTCAAGCGATTGTCGACGTCTATAACGGCGGCGGTTGTATGAGCATTTACGGAATCCAGTATCCGACGATTCAGGCTCTGCCCTCGCATATCCGCGGAGCAATTAACGAAGTCTCCGGCCCAGGCGCCGCCGTCAATAGTCCTGATGAGATCAGGGCGCGCATTAAGGCGCTGGAAGGTGAATTGAAGGAACGGTCGGCAACCATGCCGGCCTAACGGGAGTCTGGCCCAATGCCAACACAAGCTGAAATTACCGCACAGCCGGCCCTGACCGCAGATGGGGCCGGGATCCTAATCGCCTACGTGAGAAGCTCTGTCTATTACCGGAGTCTTCCGGGAGCTTTTCCTACTCTCTCAAATGACATCACAGCGTTGGTGGGCGATCCAGGATTACAGAGCCGGTTTGTGGCTGCAATCTTGACGGCAATTGAAGGCGTTGGGCCAGATGGGACTATCGGCGTCAAAGGCGGCCGGTATGGCGCGGATTATTCGCTCACCCGGGATAGAGACCAATTATGTGAGTTGGTTCTTTCCTTCCTTTATGACACCGGTTTGGTTGCCATTGGACAAGGCCAGATAGGCGCACAAACCGGCCAGCGCGGCGATGATTGTTGCCCTGTCTGTTATATCCGTTGTCATCCCTGTCTTTGCTGGTTTCCTCTGAAAGTCTGTTGCTGATATGGGAGTCAATCTCACAAAACCTTTCGTGAAAGTCTTTGACGCTCTCCGGATCGTCACTCAAGAGGACAATAAGGCTTCCCTGTTTCTCTGGACGGATAAGAATGTTTTGGTTGCCGAGATTAAAAGCGGGTACCTGAGGGAAGAGGTAACAGACGAAAACAACGGGGGCGAAGTGACCATCATATCGATCACTCATCGGCAGGGGATTGAATTTCGCAAGGCCGTCTTTTTCGAATTGTTGGGCTATAAATATGAACGGCAAGGGGCTCCACAGCCTCCGACCGGCAACCCGAAACTTTGGAAGTGGATCGTAAGGCCCACATCATTTCCGTCAAACGAGTAATGGCGATAACAACCGTCACAACTTCGGCTCAACCTCTTAATCTGGTCTTCGAACTGGAAGGCGTCGACCGCGTCCTGGATCAAATCAGCGCTCACAGATTTCCGGCCGGCCTGGGAGAAAGTCCTTTTGTACTTGCGTCAGGCAATGGTTAATCAATTCGCGAGCGAAGGCGGCCGCGGAGGATCTCCCTGGCAGCGGCTGAGCCCGGAGTATGAGCTTGAAAAGACTATTACCCACCCAGGCATGCCAATCCTGAGGCGTGATGATGTGATGTTTTTAAGCCTGACGACAGAAACAGAGGAGAGTTTTATAGAAAGTGACCCGCTGAGCTTCGCCTTTGGTACGCGCGATTTCAAGGCCCCGATTCATCATTACGGAAAAGGAAATATGCCAGTCAGGGAAATCCTTGTTCTAACTGATGAGGACAAGCGGGCTATTGAGCGATTCATTTTCGATCATGTTAACGGCGGGGCCGGCCTCGGTCTGGTCTCAATAATTGGGCTCGAATAATGCCTTTCAATCCTATCTTTTCAAATTTGGCCGGTCAGTTGCCCCTATTGCAAAACGCAAAGCGGATCATCGAGACCGACATGAAAGAGGCTCTCGAGTGGGCGTACGGCTCATCTGAATCCGGGCCGGAATATGCCCGGATTCAGTACTCAACCCGGCATTCCCGGAGCTTTCCTCTTTTGATCATTCAGCCGGCCGGTAACAATGCGGGCATATTCGAGCAAGGCGGCGTCGACCAGCAACATAGTTTTGCCGTATCCATTTTTCTGGCGGATGAAGACTTGACCAATGACGACCAGGCCGGCCGGATAAGCTTGTTAACAGAAACCCTCATCCGGTACTACGACGCCACAATGATGTGTTTCCTGTCGGCAACCAGGGCTCAATGGCGTCAGAATTTCCCCGGCGCCGGGGCCGACCAGGGCGGCGTCAAAGTGACTGTGCGAAACGCAATCTATGGACAGATTGCACAGCCCAGGGAAGAGGCCGGCGTTTATATCCGGTCGGTGAATTTCGAGCTTTTCATCCGTCTCACCGAAAGCAGGTAATGATGATTTATCAAGAGCTTGTTGAGCCGCGTCAGAAATTCGTCCTGGCAAATCCTTGTTGGAGTGCTGAGGATTGCAACAAAGAAGGGTTTATTTATGAATTCCAGGCCGGCCCTCATCTTGTCCGATCAGTCCTGACTATCGATATGTTTGACGACGCAGGCGTGGCCTGGCATAGCTCGATAGGTTTTAGAGACCCAGTTGACAGTGAGGCTCACACGGCGACGGTCCTTTGGTCGAACAATGATTTTCTCATAGCCGGAACCCTGGCCATGGCGTGGCTCTCCGGCGTTGGACAACAGACAGGAGCGCGGCTCATCAAGGGCGAGATCTCAATTGATCTCATCCGGCCGCTACTTGCGCGAGAGCTTGAAGCGGTACAGCGAAACCCCGGAGCAATCCTGATCGGACATCCGGCAGAACGATTGGGGCGGTTCTCGGTTTTCGATGTGTCATCCAAAAAACACCAGGTCGGCGACGGCCTTTTTATACCTATAAGGAGTAATGAACTTTATGCCAAACGGCGAAAAGAATCCTGACGGTGTCACGTTGCCGGCCTCAACTCCGGCAAACCCGGCCACTGGTACAGCGAATGTCATCACGGCCGACGACTATGACGAGGGGCTTGACTTGAATAAGTTACCTCCCTTCCCTTGGACCTATGCCGCTTTGGGGCCTGATAACTATCATAAGCTGGCCGTGGTCGGAGGTTATCATGAGGAAAAGGGATGGTTTCCCGACCTGGATCCCAATTCATTCGGCAAAGGCAGAGCCGTACGGCGCGCAGCCCTGGGCCTGTTCCCTCTCCCTCCGGACGGGCTTGAGGAGTCCGGCCTTGAAGCATGGTTCGCCTCTCTGAGCCCGGAGCAACAACACGCCTATAACGAGACCAATCACGCGACCGGCCTGTTGATTCAAAGCCTCAGATATACCGGCAAGGGAACTAAACGGCCGGCCGACGCTCCGGCATTGCAGCCCGTCAAGATGACGGAGAAACGCAACTTTTAACCCGGGGCCTTCAACCCGTATGAACTCTGAGAGAGGAGATTTCAATCTATGCCGGGAACACCTTTAGCTTACGACTCAACCAAAACACTCCACGGGCCTACGGACCTTTGGGGGAAACTTGCAATCCCAGGGGCGGCCGCGGAAATCACGCTCCACACAGATGGGACGCCGGAAAGCGTTGCCAATCCAACGGCAAAACACGTTGGAATGCTGAAAACAGGAGCGACACTCATTCAGAACGCCACTGTGAATGAGAAATCATCTGACAATTTCCCGACGCCCTATGCCGTCTCAATCGCAACTCAAGAATGTCGGATTGAGGGGGATTTTCTGCAAATGACAGATATGGATCTTGTTGTTATGCTCACGTTGGGAGGCACTAAAACGGTTCCAACAAACAAAGAAAAAATCACCTACGGCTCTCTGCAGACAGTCAGCTATATGAGCGCGGCGGCCATCTGGTTGCTGGAAGGTTCCTCGACGCTGTACGGCGTTTACAACCTGTACCGCTGTTATAATGCTAGCGGCTTCAATGCGGCGATGAACCGCAACGAGGACTCAGCCGGCTCAATCAATCTTGTTGGTACTGCCATCACTACACGCGCGGCGGCCGATCAGGTCGCAGCCCTTTGGAAACAAACCGCCTAACTTTCCGGTTGGGATGTTTGAAGACTACCGGGGGCCGGCCGACAGCCCCCTATTTTTTTCGAAAGGAAATCTATGAGCCAAGACAAAACCGACTACCGCAAGAATTTCAAAACAAAAAAGCCGTCCTTTCCAGTTGCTGAAATCTCTTTGCCGATTCCAGCCCTCGGAGAGGATTACACTTTTGATTGCAAGGCCCGGCGTATTGATCTGGCATCGCTTATCTATAACAAGGCCCTGCCTCAGAGCATGGCCCTGTTATTGTTGGGTGATAACAACAATCAATATGGCGACCTCAAGAATGCACTCGACCAGGCTCAGAAGGATGCGGCAAAGATGAGCGGCAAAGACACTCTTGATGTCCTCGATTTCATGTGGGATATGGCTAAAAAGATTTGCGTTGAACCTATTCTCATCGATGGAACGGAAGAGGATGAAAACGAGGGTGAGATTGCTCTCAGAGCCTGCGAAGGCTCAGCCCATATTATCCAGGCCATTTATCAGTACGGTATGAACATGTCGCCGGCGTTGCCGGTGAAGCTCACAGACGGACAAGAAACGAGCGTTCCAAAAGTGGAAAGGTTTCATCCGTTCCCCCAATTTCCACGCGATGTGCGAGATGTCGCGTAGGTTCGCTGTCCGCGTTTCCGAGTTGATGTTGATAGCGGATCCCGTAGTAGCCATGGCGGTCGACTTGGCGGCCCTCGTTTATCTGGATTGGGCTGAGAAGACGAAAGCGGAAAACGCCGAAATCAGAGCTCAAATCAAGATGATCGAAATCATGGTTGGAGCCGGATTGACCGACAAGAATCGATTCAAAATAAAGACGGGGTGATATGGCCGATGATCTGTTACTAAATCTTAGGATAACGGGCGACTCATCCGGGGCTGTTGCCGCCGTCAATTCCCTTGCCAAAACTGTACAGGCCTCGATAGGCGTTAATCTTAGCCAATCCCGGGCCGTCAAAACCGCAACCGATTCCGCGTTGGGTCTGGCCCGGGCCAACTCGGCCCTTCAAACCGTTCAAGGCAATCTCTCCGGAGCTCAAGACACTCTCACCAAGGCCTTGGCCGGCGTCGAAAAGCAGACAATCCAGACAATCAGGGCTCAAACTCAACTCGCCTCAGTCCAAGGCAAAGAGGTTGCGGAGGTAACAAAAGTTGCGGCTGAGGCTTTCAGATCACTGGCCCGGGCCGCAACCGAGGCCGCGGCCGCTCAGGTGAAAGCAGCACGCGACGCTGGGGCCGCCGCAAAAGCACAGGCCGCGGAGGCGGCCAAACTCGCCGCCGCAGAGAAGGCCGCCGCAAATCAAAGGTTGCAGCTTGCACAGGCTAACGCGCGTCTGCAGGCCGCAGGCGGCAACCTGGCGGGGGCTCAGAACACTTTAAAGACGGCGTTGGCCGGCGTGACTGAGCAAACCTTGCAGACGATCAGAGCTCAGACTCAATTGGCCAATGTTCAAAACCGCATTGGACAAATCGCAAGCGGTACAAACTTTGGGAAATTGTTGGGTGATCTCCGGACCTCGATATCTGCCTTTAGTGGGGCCGGGGGCGGATTTGGCGGGATCATCGGTCAGATACAGAGCCTGGCCTCAATCCTGCCCTCAGTTGCCTCAGCCGGGACGGAGGCAGGGGCCGGCCTGGGGGCTGTCTCTGCCGCGGCCGGGGGAATGTCTGCCGCATTGGGGCCGGTCATTATTGGCGTCGGGTTGCTCGTTGCCGGCATTGGAGGAATAGCCCTCATAGCAGGTGGGGCCGTCTCCGGTCTGCGATCAATCGCAGAGGAAGGAATAGCAACCAACCGGCAGATAGAAAGCCTGCAACTCGGAATAGCGACGGTGATTGCCTCGGTTGGGGATCTCAGGAACTCAGACGGCATCCAGTTGCGAGGCCTCGACGCATTAAATGCGGCTATTCCTCTGGCCTCTGACCAGATGCGCAAATTGCGTATTGACGCTCTGCAGACGGCGGCGACCTTTCAGGACATTGCTCCGGCGTTACAGGCCGGCCTGGCCCCCGGGCTCAATGCCGGGCTGACCCTCGACCAGGTGCGCAAAAATGTGATCTCGATCACCCAGGCCGTGACAGCAATCGGCTTGCCTCTCGATCAGATCAAACAGGAAACCCGGGCAATCCTGAGCGGTGAGATCAATCGAAACACACAGGCCGCCATTGCGTTGGGTATAACTCGCCAGGCCGCACTTGAGGCGCAAAAGCAGGGGAAATTTGCGGAGTTTCTTGAGGAGAAGCTCAGAGAGGCCGCGGCGGCCGGCGCTCTCGTTGCAAAGACATTCGAGGCGGCGACCAGCAACCTACAAGAGGCCCGGAGTACTTTATTCGCCCTTGTGTCGGAAGGCCTCTTTGATCAACTCAGAGATAAAGCCAATGAGGTTTTGCCGAAAATCTTTGATCTCAATAGTTCAAATCTGATTTCGAACAATCTCAATGGGATTGCGGATCTACTCACACGAATCTTCGACACGGCCGGCAAAACGATCACAGATTTGATTGATTTCGTTGTGAAAGGGATTCAATCAATCAATCAACTCATCAACGAGAACCGGTCGGCAATAGGCGCAATCATTCAGAGCTTTGATGAGATCGTCAGAATCGTTGGGCTCATCATTGGTGATTTCGTTTCACTCATTTCCGGCAGTGATCAGTGGGGAACCCGTATCAGATTTGTCGACGATGTCTTGTTGTCAATTGTTGCCGGAATGGGCAACCTACGGGACCTGATAAAAGTTGTGACAGCCGGCTTCCAGATTGCCGGCTCAACTGTCGTGCAATTTCTGTTGACGCCGCTTGAAGCGGTAGCAGATATCACGGCTGCAATCGCCTCCCTGATTCCAGGCCTGGGAGACAAGGCCGCGGCTGAGGCCCGGGCAATCAAAGGGATACGTGAGGCCGCAGAGAACGCCGCAAAACAGGGTGAGAAAAACCTTGTTGAGGGCATGAAGAATTTCGGCAAGACGGGCGCCGAGGCTGTCAAGCGTATCGAGGAAGCAAGAAAGCGCGCGGCGGCCGACGTCCGGGCCGTTCCTGGCCTGGGACGCAAGACGCCGGCAGACACGGGCGCAAAACTGGCCGGGGGCCGGGGCCGGGCCAAAGAGGATGAGGACGGCAAAAAGGCCGCGGCGGCGGCACGGGAGCAAGCCAAACAAGAGTTGAAAGATCTGCAACTCAATGAGAAAGAGGCTGAGCTCAGAAACCGCCGTGAGACGGAGCAACTCAAAGATGCGTTACAGGCCCGCATTCTCTCAATCCAGGATTTCACACAGAAGGCCATCGATCTTGATAACATCCTTCTAGCAACCAGGCTTGCAACTTTTAAAGCGGAGGAATCGGCAGCCGTCCGGACGGCCAAAACCAAGGCAGAGGCGGACGTAAAACGGCGTGAGATCTCACTCAAAGCAGACCAGGCCATACTTGATTCCGAACGCCGGCAACAAGAGCTTAGGGAGGCTCAACAAAATGAGGAGTTGAAAAATGAGGAGAGCCGTTTCAAAAGGCTGTTGGAACTGCGCGAAGCGATACGCGATCAAGAGACCCAAGCCGTTGGGGGCCAGGTCAAGCGTAATCAGATCACCAATGCGGAGGCAGAGGCCAAGCTATTGGATTTGGAACGTGAGCGCTTCGACGATAGAAAAGCCCTCATCGAAAGGGGCCTGGCACTCGAAACAAACGAGACCGAAGAAAAGCGCCGTCTTACCGACGAACTTAAAAAGCTCTCTGTTGAACGGGCAACATTTGAGACTGAGGCCCTCGAACGCGAACAAGAGGCCAGGGCAAAGGACGCGGCCCTCTTCTCCCGGTACATCAACGCACGGGTTGAAGCTGTACGCGGTCTGAGGGCCGCTCAGCTTGATCTACAGAGAGCCCAGGCCGACGTGCTTAAGCAATTCACGGCGACCAGGTCCCTCGGTGTGGGCCAAGATTTGGAGGCGCAACGGGAGATCGCCCGGCTTTCCTCAGCGGACAATGAACGGTCGATATCTGAGCAATTCGAACAGGTACGCCGGCGCGCGGTCGAAGCGAAGGCCTCCGCGGCTGAGCTCATAGAAATAGAGAAGGGCAAAAACGCGGCCTTGGTGATTGAACGCGCACGCCTGGCCATAGAGCTACAGGCTATCGACGCCAAGATCTCGGCAAATGAGCGGCTGAGCGGCGGGGGCTTTCAATCCCTATTCTCTGAGCGCGTCCAAGAGATGGCCTCACAGGTCGGCCTGGCAAAGGCCGTTATTGAGGATTTTTCGAAGTCGATAGAAGACTCCATTGTTTCTATTGATGAGATTGGAAAGAGCGCTTTCCTGGGATTCGCTGAAGGAATCGGTTCAGCCGTACAGAATTACGTACTACTCGGCAAAACCGGGCCGGCCGTGATTCGTAAACTTTTGGCTGAGCAACTCGCCGCAATCGCCAAAGAGGCCGCGGTGAATTCAATCAAGGAATTGGCTCTGGGATTTGGGGCGCTCTTTATCAACCCCCCGGCCGCGGCCGGACACTTTACGTCGGCCGCACTATGGGCCGGCCTGGCAGGCGGCGCCGCAATCGTTGGCCGGGCTGTTGCTCCTAGTCAGAATACGAGCTCAGGCGATACTTTCGGCAACTCCGGAGGCGCAACCGGAGGCGAGGACTCACAGCAACCGATTGTCATTAACCAGGAACGCCGGATCATAGAAAATATCATCACGATCCGGCCCGACCAGGCTTTCATCGTCAGTACTTTCACCAATGACTATAAATCAGACGGCGATAGCCGAAAAGTCATCAACGACGACCAGACCGTCATCCGGAGGGGCTGAGCATGGCTGTGATTGGTAACTTCCCAAATCAGGCAACAACCGGAGCGCGGCCGACAAGCTGTCTGACTCGCGTCGGCCGGTACCCTGTAGGCTTCACTCATTATGAAGACGGCGGCGTTTCAACCAATATGCCGGTTGAGACGGCCGTATATCGATGGAATCTTGAGTTTGTAAATCTCGACGCCGCAGAAGCGGCCGGCCATGACGCCCACGCGGAGCTCGCACGCATCGGCGATGAGGGCTCACATCATACTTTTTCTTTCACTCATCCAACCAGTGGAATTATTTATTCAGGTTGCCGCTACGATAGGGGAGGGTACACCGAAAACCCGCACAAATTGGTTTCAGCTCAGGGCCGCACGGTCGTCATTGTTCAATATCCCGCTTAGGAGAATATGCAGGAAGTAGGAGCCGCACTCGAATCATTGTTAAATTCCAGGTCTCACGACCTAGCCGTCTTATATGAGTTTTACCCGATGACGGCGGATCGCGTGAATGATCCCGGAGACGCGGTCGGGCTGTTCTCCTCAATGTCCATCAACTTTGACGCTTTCACATACACCCGGCTTGTAACTAGCACGCCGACGATCAAACGGTTCGTCACTTCGACGGCCAATTCAGCCACGATCACCTTTTCCAATCTCGATAGACAAATCGCCGCATTCATTCAGTCCAACGACCTGGCCGGCATGTTTCTTGTGATCCGCTGCATCTCCTCATCGGCGTCCACTTCCCTTTCGAATTCTAATATAATTTTATACACCGGGACAATTGAGAAGGCCGACGTCGTTGACAATCAGGCCGCGGTTATCAACGCCCGGCAATATATCCACGGCATCGAGCAAGAATTTCCGCCCCGGCAGTTTGGGCCGAAATGTCCGCTCACCTTCAAAGAGGAAGAGTGTCAAGGCGGCCCCGGGGGCGGGGGCGGAAACACCAACTATGACAACGCTCTGACCTGCAACAAGTCACACAATCAATGTGATTTCTATGGAAATACAGCCAATTTCCAGGGAATCAGGCTTGTTTCTCAAGAAGGCTCATTTACTTGGACGACGAAAGAAAGGCGCGGCGGATTCTTAGGAGCTCTGGGATTCAAGAAAAAGGTTCGCCACTACGGCCATTGGTCAACTCAGGATGAGACCCCGATTGATTCACCTATCCCTGTCATCCTGGGCCGGGCTCAGTGTGAGGCGCTACCGCTCGCATCTAATGACACTGGCGGAAATATCTATTTCCTGACGGCCCTGTCGATGGGCAAAAACCTTGCCCTCACAAACATCCGGAGCCAGACACAAGGATTTTCTCAGCCCCAGGGCGTCAACGTTCATTTGGGAGACTTCGGAAACACAGGCACAAACCTGCCGGATTCCTATTTTCCAAACTCAGGCTTTTTCTCGAGGCTTTCATATATCGGGGCCTTTGTGACCGGCTCGAAACAAGAGACAAAGGACAAAACCCCGGAGATCACCGCGCTTGTGATGGGGATGTCGATGCCCGTTGCCGGCAACGACGGCGGTTGGAAGTCAGACGGATGGAGCGATAACCCAATTGACCACACCCGTTGGATCCTGACTGATTCCCGTTGTCTGGGGATGCCGGTTCGCCTGATGAATGACGGCGTAAACTATGAGACCTGGCAGCATTGCCAGGAGCCCCTTGTTGACCTCACAAACGGGGAATCGGTTTTCCTTCCCAACAATCAGTCAGGCAAGGCCGGCGTCGATTATCACCGTTATTATTCCTCGGGGATCATCAACACTTTTTATTATCGATATTGGCAACTGGCCCTTGACTCAATCCCGGATGTTTTCAGAGACAATGTTTATAACCTGTATGACCCGGCAACCCCTCCGGCCAACATTCCGCCCCCGACGTTATTGAGGAGACGCTACACCTTCAATGCTCAGGTGCGTGAGCGTTCGAAGCTCATAGATTTTCTCTTCAAGGTTTTGCTCCCCTCCTATCGCGGCTACCTTGTCCAGGGCCAGGACGGCCGGATACAGATCAAATGCGAAAGGCCCACAGAGTACGGCTATATCAGGGCCTCAATCGGCGAGGGCATCCCGGGGTGGTTTCAACAACAAGGTGTGACCATCACATCATCGCCCAACCAGGTCGCCAAGAATGTACCAACCAACGGTTGGGGCGAGGCCGCAGTAACCTCAGGGGAGAGAGTCCAGGCCGGCGATTTCTCATTTGAATTCAAGATGAGTCAGGCTCAGATGGCCGGCCTTACAACCCATGATTCAATTGAGGGCTCATTCAGCTTCGATCAGCTCCGGCATGCATTCAGCCGGGGCGTCGGAACGCCAGGCGATTGGGCAATCTACGAGAACGGAGGCGCGGTCGGAGTAACGGGCACTTTCACCGAACCAACAGACCTATTTGAAATCAAATATGAGTCCGGCTCCGTCAATTACTACGTTGCCGGCGTCTTGGTTCACACGTCGGCGCTGAGCCCCGTCTACCCAATCAGGGCAGGGGCTGCATTGCATAACGCCGCGGCCGTCCTGATCGACGCCTTTATTCGCTCCGGCAATGCGCCAGTCTCCGTTCCTACCGCCACGGTTCCCTCATGGAATCAGCAATTAAATGTGACGATCTCAACCGTTCCTGACAACCAGGTCACTAGAACCGCGTTTGGGCCGGCCGCATGGGGAAATGCGGCTGTTACGAGCTTCGATCAAATTGCAAGCGGTGATTGGTCGTTTGAGTTTAGATTTCCGGCCGGAGGCGGCCAGTTTGCCGGAGTCACAAATCAGGCAGCCCTGACCGGGCCAACATCCTATGACGGGATCCGGTATGGAATGCATGCCGACATCACGACACCCGGAGCCGGCTACATCTATGAAAACGGGGTTTTCATAACCGGTTTCAGCTTTACGCCTGGCGTTACCCTTTTTGAGATCAAGCATGAGTCCGGCGTGGTTAATTATTACGTCGGGGGCGTCCTGACTCACACGTCCGCGCTGAGCCCAATCTATCCGGTTGGCGTTGGGGCTGCATTTTATACGCCCTCGACGGCGATGGCCGATGCAATTATCAGAGCCTCAAAAACTACCAGTATAGTCCAGGTTGATGATGTCAATGATTTCAGACGGTTCACAACCTGGCAGACTGAGGATATCAATTGGTCCGCGCTGAAAGGGGCGACGGTTCTATTCGGATCCAACGGCCTTAAACTGCCGGCCGGCTCCGGAGCTCAGGGCGGGGCGCTGTCTGAGGAGAAAGTCAGCGGAATTAACTTTGATCTCGTTTTTACGATCGTAAGTTACGGGGTTTTCTATGTTGCCTTCAACCAGGGCGAGGCTCCGACCTTCAACCGGCTCGATCACGCATTCAAAGTAGACAAGTACGGCATTACTCCGGTTCTGGCGGCTTGTTATGAAGAGGCTTCGAATGATTCCCTTTCCCAGGGCGCGGGCGGGGCCGTTGCTAACGGCTATGAAGTGCGGATTGCAATGGAAGATGGGGTTTTCAAAACTTACACACGGCCGACGCCGGGCTCAGGGATTTGGAATCCCGGGTTCAAGTCAACCATCCGGCTCACCAGGCCAATCTATTCGATTCAGTTCCTGGCGGATCCGGGCTCAGCGGATGACTCGACTATTGACGACTTGATTCTTACTCAAACCCGTACTACTGAGGTTCTGATCTCACCCAACGAATTCAATAGTGAGATACGCATCGCCCAGGGCTTTGAATATTCGGCGGCCGGCAATTCAGTACCAATTGTTGCCGGAGCAACCGGGGGAGTGACCCTGACAGCCTCCGGAGCAACCCTAGCCGGAGGGACCCCGACGATTGCGCCTCGAGGCTTTTACACAGTTGGGGGAACGCCGGCCAACGGAAACACAGTGACGGCGACGGTTGACGGCTTCGCTGTCTCTTACACGTGCAACGCGAACGATACGACCGGAACCGTTGCCGGAATGCTGTACTCAACGCTGAGCGCAAACCCAACGCTGAAACGGTATCTGGAATTCTTTTGGAGTCCCTCAGCTCCTACGATCATCAATGTCCGGTCGAAACTCGGCTCCGTCGTATTGGATTCTAGCCTGATTTATTTTCACTCCGTTTTAGATGAATTCCTGAGGATTTCGGCCCATTTCGACCAGGACAATATCCTTCCGAACAGTATGAAATGGCCCCTGGGCTCTCGTCAGAGCTCGGTTAACCAGGTCAAATTGAAATATCGGGAGGCCTCGCAGGATTGGGCGCTGGTCGAGATCCGGGAGAATGACACTGATCATCAATCCAAGGTCAGAAAGACTTTGCCGGATGAAATTGACGGCCTTGGCATTGATTCATATCACCAGGCCGACCGGCTTGTTGCGGCCCGAATTGCAAAGCTCAGGGATCTCGACTTTTTCTATTCCTGGCAGGCCAGCGCGTTCGGCAAGGCCCTTTTGCTGGAAGAGGGCGACATCGTTGCAGTTTCGGCGCTGAGCGGAGGTTATAGACAGATTCCCGTCAGACTGGAAGATTTACAGATTCAGATTGCCAATCTGGATTTTACGGTCAGTTGCGTTGGGCGGATTTATGCAACGCGAAGCTTTATCGACGCCCCCGGGGAAACCTCGGTCATCCTTCCAACCAATCTGCCCTATACCGAAAACCCTCCGGGCCAAGTCACGGGCCTGACGATCACACAACCAGGCGGGGGCGTCGAGCCGGCAACCCTGCGCGGAGAATTCACATTTGCGGCCTACCCTGGCCGGCAGACGGCTCGCGTTCAACTCAAACGAGCCGGCGCCGGATCTTTCACAGACACCGGAATCATCGTTACCCCTGACTCAGCGAACAAGGGATTTTTCGAAATAGGCAACTTACCGGTAGGCGTCCATGATGTGAAAGTCATTCCTGAAAATGATTTCGGAACAGGGGCGGCCTCCGGAGGGGCGGCGACAGGTGGTACCACTTTCACGCCCTCGCCGGCCGGCGCGATCAACATCAAGGAAAGCGACGCCTCCCCGGATATAACCTCCGTCTCGATCCTTGTGGTTCCAAAAGACACCCTGACCAATGATGGAGGGGGCCAGGCCACTTTCGCGCCCATATCAGGAGTTGATTTCAGGCTTGACGGCGGGGCCTCGCCGTTGCCTCTTGGCCTGGCGGGCTTCGCCCGTGTGCCTTATGACTGTCAGATATTAGGCGTCAGGCTTTTTGCAGATCAGACCGGCTCCGTTGAAATTGAACTTTGGGCCGACGTCTATGCGAACTACCCGCCAACAATTGCTGATTCGATTGTTGCCTCCGCACGTCCAACGATTACGACCGGCGTCAAATATGAAGATGTGACTCTGACCGGTTGGACGACGGCCTTGACAAAAGGAATGATCCTCGCCGTCGTTGTGAACTCAGTCACAGCGATTCAAAAACTTACGATTTCACTTGAGGTAAAAAGAACCTAGATGTCTATCCTACTTATTGCCGGATTCGACTATGACAACATTGACACCAATGTTTGGAACATTTCCCAGGGCGGCCGGAATGCGAACGCCAGAACCGGCCCATTCTCAGCTCAGGCTACAACCTTCGCGTTTCTCAGGGACATTGACTCAAACATTACCACTTTCATTATTGGATTTGGCATTTATAAAACAGATGCGGATTTCTTTTTGCTCTTACGTGACGGCGGCTCTGATCAAATGACTTTGATGAGGAAGTCTGACGGCGCTATCGAAGTCAGACGCGGGGGAGGGGGAGGCGCAATCCTTGGAACCTCCGCGCCTGGCGTGTTTCCTGCAAGTGCTTGGACGTACATTGAGTGTAAGGCGACCATTGATGATTCTGCCGGCGCCGTCGACATTCAAGTCAACGGTACAAACGTGCTGAGCATTTCGGGCGTTGACAATCAACAGACCGGCAACAACTACATCACCCGATACGGCCTGGCGACGGGCCTGTACGACGATCATTATTTTTCAGACACAAGCGGGCCGGCCCCGGGAAATGATTTTCTTGGTGATGTGAAAGTAGAGACCCTCTATCCGAACGCGGCCGGGGATTCGACACAGTTTACGCCCTCAGCCGGCTCGAATTATCAGAACGTCGATGAGCCGCAGACCAATGACGGCGATACGACGTACAATGAATCATCGACGACAGGTCAGATAGATCTATTCAATCTTGATCCTCTGGTGACAACCTCCGGTACAATCTTCGCCGTCCAACAACACATGGTTGCTCGAAAGACGGATGGCGTTGTCAGGGAAGTCCGGCAGAAATTGAAAAGCGGCTCAACCGTTGTCAACGGCTCAACCGTAGGGCTCGGAACTTCTTACCAGCAATATCATGAAGTGATCGAGGAATTGGATCCGGACACGGCGGCCGCTTGGACAATTTCCAAGGTCAACGCCTTGCAGGTGGGCTATGAGAATATCACTTAGCGCGGTCGAGGTTTTACTTTTGCGGGATGACAACCAGGTCAGGGTTTCTAAATGCCTGGCCGAGGTTCTCTATCTGCGCGATGACAACAACGTGAGGGTTTCTCAATCCTTGGTCGAAGTCTTGGTTGCAGCCGGCAACGGCGCGGCCCGCATCTCAGGCCTTTCCTTGGAGGCCCTGATCGAAAGGCGCCCGGTTGCCCAATCGTGTAACGCAAAATGACGTCGAAGTCCTCATCCAACCGGATGACAATACGGAGAGGGTTACAGCCGTCCGCGCGGAGGTTCTCTGCCAATCCAACGCCAATGCTGAGAGAGTCACTCATCTAGCCGTCGAGGTTTTGATCTTACCGGACGCCGTGACATCCAAAACTTTCGATGTGATTTGGTGGAACTGAATCCCGTACTATCCTGATACGGTGATGAAACCGAAATCACAAATCCGGCTCCCTTTTCCTCAATTGCGTTGACAACCTCCCGGAAAAACTTTATACCTGATTCCCGTATGAGACAGGGGCGATTGGCCCCTCAATTGCAAAGGCCGGCTCTCTCAATTTGAGACAAGCCGGCCTTGCCACTTTCAAACTTTCGACGGCTGGAAAGTGGACGGGCATTGTACGGGGGCGATATAGCCTTTTCAACCCGCCATTTACTTTCTGGCCCTTCGGTTTACACGGGAGGGCGTCATGCCTCAGAGAGATATTCGATACGATAAAAGTTACATCTATGAGCCGGGTTTGAGTACCCTCATGGCCTGGCCCCTTCTGGGAATCCTGGCCACGGCCGTCCACTTATTCATTCGGTCAGCAATCCTCCATGCCGAGATCCAAAGCGCGGAATCCTATGTGGTCATTGCGACCGGGTTGATGTCACTCGTTATGTGCGTCTGGCTTGACCGGCTTGGCAAGAAATCCAGGGAGGCAGCGGAGGCCGCCAAGAAATACAAATTCTGGGGCTTTGCGGTTGTCGTGATGGGCATCGGCGTCAGCCTGCTTGTTCATTATGTGACGATTGGACTCGAAAAACGCCAGGCTCAAATGTCCAAGGCTGTCACGCTGAATACAGCCGGCGTCGAGCGCACACAAAACCTTTTTCAGGATCAATTGGCCAGACACGGCAATTGTACAGAGCGCTTTCAGAATATGAGATCCAAAGACAAAAAAGGCGTGACAGTTTTGGACTTTTGCGGGGCGGCTCCGGTTGTTCCGGCCTCTAAAGTCGTAACTGACGCGACGACCGGCCTTCTGGATTTCGTTCTTTATGAATCTATGGCCCTGGGCCTCTTGGCTGTTCTCTGCATTGTTGACGTGATCATTTATGCCCACGGGTTGATGACCGTCTCCGGCATTGCGGAGGGAGCCTATCAACGGAGCAAAAAGAGAGCTCCGGTTGAACTCGGCTCGACCGTTTCCCTGCCGGATTATCACGGCGACTAACGGGCGCAGATCTGGACAAGGATAGGGCGACGGCCGTCAATTCCCTGTCCTCTGTCCAGATCTGCAAACATCCATCAACAACCCCGGAACAACAATATGGTTACAAGATGGTTACAGAATATCCGGGGTTTGGCATTAAAAAGGCCGGGCAATCGGTGGCGAAACGCCGGCAGATTCTCAGAAAAGGCCATATCCGGCAGAAAGGCGGAAAAAGAATGGGAATGCTAAAAACCGTACGTGAAAGATACAATAAGTGGAAAAAAGATCGAGAAAGAAAAAATATGAAAAAAAATCCCCTAGGAAAAACTCTTAGCCAGAATTTTTCAAATCTTTCTCAAAATTCTCCGGGTTCTCCCGGTTTGTCTGTTCCTAACGTGAAAATGGGGAAGTACAGATTTACTAAGCAATATAAAGACGGTTCATTTTCCGGGATTGCTGTAAAACTGAATGTTCCTAAAAAGAAATTGCCGCCAGGCGATAAAGGCTATCGGGGATTCATCCGGCCCTCAATCTGGCGTCATTATGTCTTGGACGGGGAGACGCCGACCGCCTCCAAGGTTGAACACATGCTCAGGGTTTCTCAGGCAATCAGAGGGGGATTTGTTGACCAGGCTGAGGCTCTCTCAGCCGATGAGAATAGGGAAGTGCCCGACCGTCCAAACCTGAGAGCGGTGAAATAATGCCCTCCGGAAACACACATACCAGCATTGCAACCCTGGCCGCGGTTGCTGTCTTTGCGGGCGGCGCCGCGGCCGGCCTTTATCTCGACCTGGGGAAGTGGACGCCAAGCGTTATTGAACTCGGTGCGGCTTCGGTTGGAGTCATCATCGGAGATCTGTTTTTGTCTCCGGATCTCGACGGCGCGGCCTCGAATGCAAAACGGCGTTGGGGGCCTCTGCGGTTTATCTGGCGTCTTTATGAAAAGTTGCCTCATAGATCTCCGCTGAGTCACTGGCCAATCCTTGGAGACGCCGGCAGGCTTGTGTATTTGTCTGCAGTCCTGGCCCCCATACCCGTGGGCACCGGCCTGGCCCGTGACGGCCTACAGGGCGCAATGCTCGATACCTTCTGGGCCGTTGACCGGGCCTCAGCTATGATTCTGGCCTATCCCAGGGAATCAGGGGCCGCCTTTGCCGGCCTCTGCCTGGCAACCTTCTTGCACGGCGTTGCCGATTGGGTTGTGAGTGAGGGAAAGAAGATGGTTGATTATGAAGCTCCGGCCAGACCGAAAGGCGGCCGGCCTGGTAAGAGGGCAGTCAACCCGGCCCCGATGTCGAGAAAGCAACAAGAAAGATTAGCGAGAGAGGAGAGGAGAAGGCCGGCCAACGTTGGATGAGGCCAGGGCCGGCCTTTTATGCAGGTAATGGAGAGTGGTCAACCCTCCGGCAGGACTGATCATTTCGATTTTTTTGCAGTCTTTTTCCCTCCCTTCCCTTGACCAAACTTTAACCCGGCAACGGATCCGACCTGACTAGCCTTTGGCTTTGGCTTTGCCTGCATTTTCTTCGCGGGCCTGGCCGCAGCCTTGACGGCCGGCTTGTCAGGTATGCCCGGCTTTGAGATGACCGGGGGCGTGATCTTGAAGAGCTCAGCCGGCGTACATCTGAGACCAATGCACAGAGCCTCAATGGTTGAGAGCCCGATTTTTACCATTTCACCCTTCCAGATCTGGGAAGCCATCGTTGGGCTTTTGAATTTACAGGCATGATAAAGTTTATACGAGGTGTTGATCGGGGTTTCCCCCTCCGGCCCCGTATATGTGATGCCCGCGGATAAACAGTAAGCTTGAACGTTGATTGAAATCATGAGCTCAATATATCGGGGCTTTCGTACGGATTCAAGGCCTATAACTCAATCCCGTACTCCCCGGCCGAAATAAATGCGGGCCGGATGAAAAATTCTGTTGCTCGTACGGGATCCCGATGCTATGGTGTACCTGCGAATGCAGAGAGCAACAACAAACTTGAAAGGAAAAACACAATGAACTACGGCGATACAGATTACGAGAAACCCGGCGATTGCTTCGAAGGCGCGGACGATGAGATGGACAAACTAGCCGCGGCCCGGCGTGAAAACAGAATGACTTATCCTGAGGGGGCCGAAAGGCCCCTCACTACGTTGGAGGCCCGTGCTGAGTACGAAGGCCAATCAACCGTTGCCCTCTCAATCCGTTTTCATCACACTCAGCCGGCCAATTCAATCCCACTGGTCGTCGACGTCGACGGCCTCCGCTGGATTCCTTACACAGGGAAGCGGTTGACGCCGGAGATTATCAAGGGCCAAGTTGCGCGATATGAGGCCAACGTCAAGGCCGGTCATTTCACGGCTCAGGCCCCCGACCAGGATCCCGGGTATTTCGTTACCTATGTTCCTGAGGATTTTGCGGGGTTGCGCGACCTGGGCCGGCTTGGTGAAGCCAATGACCAGGTTATCTATTTGACCGAGAAAAAGGCGTTTGGAGGCGAATAATGGAAACCATTCTCACCCGTAACAAAATTCATTTTGTTGATTATGCCAACTTTCTGGAATTTGTTTTTGACGATTCCGCGTTTGACCAGGCCCCGGCCGTCAAGGTTCGAACGGACGGAGAAAAGCTCATCATCGTTGAGGGTTGGTTCAAAGACGGGGCTTTTGAGGCCCGGGAGGCCGCGGCCTACCCTCTCGACAAGGTTGCTGAGCCTCTGAGCCTGACGCTGAGCCAGTATGACGCCCTCATTGACGGCTCATATTACGGGCTCGATAGGCTCAGCGAGCTCAACGAAACGCCGGATGAGTATGCGGGCCGCGTTGCCCGTTGCTGCAATCCTGACGGCCCTTGTTTTTTGGAATTGGATGACCTGCCAACCGGAGACATTTACGCGATATGAAAATCGACTACACGCAGGAAAAGGCCGGCAAAAAGGTTGCCGGCGGCCGCATCATAACCAGGTGCGCAAAGTGCTTAAAGCTTGGAGGCCGCATCTCTTGGAAAAACCAGGCCGGCCGGGTTGTAGTTAGCGTTCTGCATATTGGTCAATTGTCAGAGATTGGCTCAATGTCTCATCGGGAAACTTGCACGTACTTTGAGCCTGATAAAAATCCGTAATGATACGGAATCAAGAGGGGAGGGAGGGCCGGCCGGGCTAAAAGGGCCGGCCTTTTTTTATTTAATACGGGATCCCGTAAAAATGTGTTGACGCCTTCCGAGATACCACGCTATGGTCGGTTTGCGGCCGGACGTTAAAGGCCGTAAGACTTGAAAGGATAAAAACACACAATGAAAACCGTTGAACTCTTCCAAATCATCCATTCCGATCCGATGGCCCCGGAATCAATGACCAAACTATACGCGGCGACCGAAGCCAAGGCTCGGGAGATCTACTCTGATTTCCATTACCAGATTGAGAGCCGGCCGGCCTCTTATGAGGGCCAAGCCTATGCCAAGGTTTCCAAGCTCACCGTTGAGGCCGCGGATACGGCAGAGGGAATGGTAAACATTCTCAACGGGATGCAACGCGCCAAAGCGGTCGTCATCCTGCATGAGATCTCAACCAATGGAACCCGGGCCGCCGTCAACCCCAATGACTACGCCCCTTGGTTTGCTGATCGTACTGACCGGGCCGGAATCAGCGCGATTCAGGCATACACTCGCAACTTAAACGCCGCAATCAAACGCGGTCAAGATGTTAAACAACCCCTGTCGGAGGCTGCATAATGACCGGAGATCTACTCACAGACATTTTTAATTTGCTCTATGCGATAGGGGAAATCCTTACCTGTACCTGGCCGGGCCGGCTCATTCTGGGCATGGTCGTCGGCTCATTCATCGCCCGGATTGCCCGGGCTTGACCTTTGTTGCTTGCTCGACCTGGCCGGCTCTCGAAAGGGGCCGGCTTTTTTTTGTTGATCTTACGGGATTCCGATGCTATGGTGTCTCTGCGAATGCAGAGAGCAACAACAAACTTGAAAGGAAAAACACAATGAAAAAGAAAACCAAAAATACCGCGGCCGACATTTGGGACGCCGCATGGACAAGATACATTGACAGCATCAAATGGCTTGAGACAGCCGTCGGCAATCATAAAACGGCAGTTGCTGAGGGCAGAATGAGAAACTCCCTCGATAGATACTGCTCAGGGGCTAAAACGAGCCTGACGGCCTCAGTTAAGAAGCTCAGGCTAGTTGATGAGGATTTTTGCAACAGGCATCGCATTTATGACGGTAAGGCAGAGGCAAAGCGGATCATGGATGAGCTCATATAGTCCGGGTTCGAACTCAGCAAACGGGGCCGGCTCTCGAAAGGGGCCGGCCTTTTGTGTTAGGATTCCCCCCGGCGTTGGTCACTCACGCAACTCGGTTGGGAAATCGTGATTGTCTGGTGATACAACGGTTTTTGGTTTACAAGTTATTTTTGGATCTATCGGCCCGGGTTTCTCTGTCGCACTCTGAGACCCGGGCCGTTTCTTTTTCATGCCGGCCGATTTCTCTATTGATTCATACGGGATCCCGTACTATGATGTCTTTGCCAGACGGGCAAAGCCCCAAAGATGATAAAAACACATTTCGGAGGTATCAAAATGTTGGACTGGATGATTGAAAAACTTGAAACCCTGAGCCTCGGGAAATTCTGCATTATGTTCCTGGCCGGGTTCTCATTCGCCTGGCTTGCTCCATTCGGGGTTGGCGATATACCACAAGGCGCGGCCGCCTTACTGGCCGCAGGGATCATATTTTTTCTTCTGTAAAAACCAAACTCAGGGGGCCGGCCTGGCTCCCTCCCTTCTCTCTTGAGGAAAACACACAATGACAATACCGCAGACAGTTTTCGCCTTTTCCGTCCTGGGGCTTTTGTTCCTGACGCTCATCACCATATTTTTGATTGCTCAGCGGATTGATGTTGAGTTTATGAGTTTCGCTGAGCTCAAAGAGCGGCGGCGCCAGCGTTGGGCTCACGTCCGGGATTTCGTTATTTTCTGCATTGGCTCAGCTCTGAGCCAGGCTCTCGGCTCCCTCATCATGCCGGCCGGCCTCCGGGATGTTGACCGGCAGAAAATCCGGTTTGCGATTTTCGGCCTGTACGTTGGCGTCTATATGGTCAAACAGTTGATGGATCTGAGGGAGCCCCTCAATCTGATTTCGTTGCGTGAGACGCCGGCAGAGAAGGCGGCCCGAATGCTTGCCAATCTGGCCGGAGTAACGATCAAGATTTCGGCATCAACAGAGAACGCGACGGCAGCCCTCAACCGCGTCGGAGATGCACTGACAAATTTGAAAAGAAAGGTAGGCCGATAGATGAATATCAACGATGTGATCAAATATCATCTGGACAATGCTGATAAGAAGATTGACGAGGTTGCAAACCGGCTCAACTCAGGTCTAGGCCTTGAGGCGGCCGATGAAGTGGGAGAACTGGTCAACTCCATCAACGAGGTTATTGCCGGCCTTCGTAAGCTCAATGACCAGATGCGGCCCCTCGCGTCTCTCTCAGCTCTGTTACTGAGCGCCGAAAAATTACAAGGCTTTGCCCGGGGGGCGGCCGCGGCTGAGCTTGAGGCAGACCAGGCCAAACCGTTCGAGGAACCCCGGTTTATTTCTATTGATGGCTTTCCCAAAGGGGGTGATTGATATGCCGGCAATCATTTGCAAAAACGAAGAATGTCGGGAAGTCCGCCATTATCGAAACACACGGGGCTCATCAATAAGCAGCTTTCGTTGTCATTGTGGCTCTGGGTACCAGGCCGCGCAGTGGTTCAACAACGGAAACGGTGATCAGGGCTACCGGCCGCGGCAATCATCCAAGGGGAAGCGCGGGGGCCGGCTTCAATGCTGCCTTTGCGATCACAGCTATTTTTCTGGCATTGTGCCTCGAATGTCGAAAGACCAGATCTTTTATTTCGAATTCAGATCTGAGAATTGGAATCGTCACTTGATTCCGGTTGATATGCAGGACGCCCCAATATGTTGGCGTCATCCCGATATCATTGGCCCTTGGAATGTCTCCCGGGAGATCAGAGACGCGGTATGGCCAAACTACCTTTTGATTTAGGAGATGATATGACGAAAGAGGACATCAAAGACAAAAAGGCCGCGGCGGCCAGCGACCTGGCCGATTTGAAACTTGACCTGGCTGAGCTTGTAGTTTTGGTGAACCGGGCCTATCGAGCGGTTGTGGATGGCATTGATGAAAGGTTGCCGGAGATCTGCAACGATATGGGTGATTGGAATGATTCTGACAAACTGGTCACTACTTTGGAGAAAGCAATCCTCAGCCTCAATGCCTACGAAGAGGTCGCGTTGAAACCCAAC